CGTCAACGCTGTTCCAACGCTTATAAGTTCAACACCTGTTCCCGTGTAGTCATTCGCTCCGTTGCCTTCAAAAGTTATATCAAACGTACTTACACCAAGAGCATCACTACAATTAAATTTTATTTTAAGAGTATCGCCTTGATTTAAATTAGTTGTTATTGTTCTATCTAAATTGAAGGTATGTGAATACACATTTGTATTGTCCGTGAAATTAAAAAAAGATTCTTCAACAAGAATATCATTTACAAAAAAGTAAATGTTACCAGCTAATTCAGTAACGTAATTAATTCCCGAAGAAGTAGCCGTTGCATTTGCCCAAACTCTTAAACTAAATTCACCGCTAAAAGGCGCAGTATAAATTCCACCGCTCCAATCATTTCCCGCGTCTTCATATTCGGTTAATGGTAAGTAGAAATTTTTAATGTTATTTGTTGGCGTGAATGTAAACGTTTGATCTGTTGCATAAGCTAACCTACTTGCAAGGTCGTTTAATCCTAACGAACTATTCAAATATTGCCCGTTCACGAATGGAATGTAAACGTTATTTAGACAGCCCGCGAGATTATCGCTTGAATACTGTAACCCTGCGTCTTTCATTATTTCATCGAACAAGTATTGCGCCTTTACCGCAGGTGTCATATGTCCAACATACAATGGTTTGTAAAGCGGTGAGATAGGAACGGTGTTTGAATAAACAGGTTGTCCTTCTACGTTCGTTGCCGTCAGATTCCACTTGTCGCAAAGCGTTAATATCGTGTGTTCGTTAGGTGGTGTTTCAACATTTGCATGAAGCAAGTCGTAGTCCAAATCACCGTTCACAATGCTCTCAATGTCTTTCAACTTTTTCTCGTTGAGCAATCTTGCAAGGTTCGGCACTTCACCGAAAAAGACAATCTCAAACTCGAACAACTTACCACTCTGCCAATACAACTTCTTCACCTGTATGTGTCCACTTGCAATTGGAATAGTGTTCACCGTTAGAACCGCTTCAACCTTCTTGCGGAAGTCAAACCATCCGTCGAAATTCACATTGAAGATAGCACCGAAAAAGTCCGTGTTCGTCTTACTCGCTGGAACGCGAAATTCTTGCGAGTAATTGCCCACAGAAGCGAAGTCGGTGATGTCCGTGAACTTATAGTTCAAATGCATCTTCTCGTTCTCGTACAAGTCGAGAATCGCGCTGTTTCCGTCGTTGTCAGTAAGCGTAAGTATTACTTGATTCATCATAGTCCAACAGGTTGTGAGTATTTCAAATTCAAAGTAACGTTGTATAATTTCGAGTAGCGTTCGTCCTTGATAACAAAGTTCTGCGTGTCAACTAAAACAGGTGTTTGTGTTCCGTCATCGTTGATGATAAACACGTCATTTGAACGACAAAGTGTTTGAAGCAATTCGAACTCACCAACGGAAACCCAGTCGCTATTTATTTGTAGTCCTTTCGTTGTTGTTACATAGCGGTCAGTCATTCCTCTGTCGTAAGTGTTGAAGCCAAACGATGAAGCGTTGTAACTTCCTACCACTTTTTGGTATTGCTTACGATCGTAATTGAACGACAACTCACTTTTCTTTGTAAAATTGAAGTAATCCACCCCACCGCAAGTATTCGTCCAACCCAGACGCACATTGTCAAAGCGACAATCGTCAGCGACAAGGTAAAAACAATAAACCCGTGAAGCGGCTGTATAAATAGGGAAAGCAATTTCTTCACCTGCTTGTATTGTGTAGTATTTAACATTGCTTAGGTCGAATCCGTCGTTCAATAAGTTAGAGGCATAAGCACCGTAAGCACTCACGCTATTTGTATCTGTTGGTATTACAAACGTATCCGTGTCAACAATAGTATCGTTGTCGTCGTACGTTGTCAAGTATAAATTCGTTGCTATATTGTCAACGAGTAGTCCGTTGTTGCTTATCGTGTATAATTGTCCCCAGTCTGCTAATCGCGTTGGTATGTACACCCACTCAGAAGATAAACCTCTCGAAGGTGCTTCGCTCCATTTGTGAGTATCAATTGTTCTTTCGCTCAACAAATACTTTTCACCGTTGTTTAACGCATAGCGTGTGTTCGGGTTTGGTTTGTATCCGTCGCTTACTTGATATTCAGCGAGAAAAGCGTACACGTCGTCGATGTCAGCCATTCCGCTACCACTAACGGTGAACACCCCGTCGACCAGCCACCCCTCTTTTATCGTGCAAGAAATAACTGCAACGCTTGAAGTCTCTTCAATGATTCCGTCGCGTATTGCTTCGATTGAATGCGTCAACGATTCACGAAAGATTGGTGCAAGGTCTAACATTCCCTTATTTTGTGCATTTGGTTGAACGTTGACTTGGAAAGAACCAAAGTCGAACACAAATCTGAACCCTGCATTCGCCACGTTCGTTGAAGACGCGACGAGCATAAGTCGCTGACCAATGGGTGTGTATTCGTATGGTTGATCGTTGATTGTAATTGCCATATTGTTAAATGTCTTTTAGTTGATTTTCTAACGTTGCTGAAAAGTCCTTTCCGTATGCCTCGACAACCTTCGCTTCGTATTCGTCCCATATGTTCTCCATTGCATAATCGAATGCGTGCCACCCCTTGATTCCGTCGCGTCCTATCTTGCGAGCAATTAAGAAAGCTACTTGTCTTTTGAGTGCTTCCGTTGTTTTCTGAAATTTACCGCTTTCCTTGTCGCGTAGTTTTATTGGTTTGATTCTCATCCATTCAAGAATCGCGTCAACAGGCGGTTGCTTTCCTGGTCTTCTTCCGTTCTCACGCGCAAGAAAATAGTTTGATGCCTTGCCCTTCGCGTAAATCGAAATATTGATTGACTGACCTTTGATTTGCAACCTATACTTTAAAGACTTTTCGAGCGTACCACTTGCAACCGCGTTCGTGAAGTTGCGTCCTACCTTTCGCTTCATGCGATAGTCGGACTGCATCAATTCGACAAAGCGTTTTGCCATATCGTTAACGACAGCGAAGAAGTTGGGTGCGCTCGATTCGTTAGGCATCTTGTTTCTCTTGCTCCTCTTTAATCTTGTTAAAGAATTGGATCAATGGTAATCCAAACTTTGTAGGCATCTCTTGAATGAAAGCGTCTAACTGCTTTAAGTGTTCTTCGGTAAGGTTCATCTTAGAATGTTATTATTGTTACACCTATTGCGTTAGCTACGCACTCTGCGACATACTCGTTGTCATATCCCCACCCTGCGAATTCCTCTTCGGTTAGCGTGTAGTTACCATTGCTTAAAACCTTTGAAGCCACTTCTTCAGTAGCCTCTGATTTTAACTCGTAATAAGTAGTGCAAGTGGTTGCAGATGTTTCAAAGTTGAGAATGAGTACACTCATCTCTGTTGCTGTTCCTGCGTTAAGCGGGAATACTATTGGTTGTATTTTAGCCATTGTAATTATATTAGATTGAAGTTATTGTTCCTTTCTTTTTAGTAGACCAAAGTTTTTCAGCTCTACTTTTTTTCATTCTTTCTGAAGCTTTTTGTTTTTCTTCTTCTGTCCATACTCTACTTCTTTGTGGGCAAGATTTACCTTTTAATGAATCAGACCTTTTTTTGTTTGATTCTACTGAATGAGTTTTACCTAACCAATACTTACTTGGATTAGCTTTTAACTTTTCACTTATCTTCAATTTTGTTTCTTCTGAATGCTTACCTCCTTGATTCCCTCCAGATAAAAGATTGTATCCAAAATCATCAATGTTTGAATTGTATATTTTAATGTATGTTTTTTCCAACTCATTCAATTCGTCTTGACAAGATGCTGTTGCTATTATTTCAAAAGAGAAATTATCAAATCCATACTTACTAATTGCTAAACTAATTTTGCTTTTACACTTATTCTTTCTATCTCTTTTAGAATCTGCGTAATGCCCATTAATTCTTTCCGACAATTTAGCAATGGTCTGACCAATGTAGACCTTGCTGTTTATTGTATTTGTTATTTTATAAATTATCATAATCCTACAGGCTCGTAATTGTTTCCCACGCTGCTGCTCCTCTTACACAAAGTTTACCAAGTGTTGTATCGTAAACTACCAATCCTGTTGCAGGTGAAGCAATGGCGTTCTTTTGCGTTGTGGTCATTCTCGGAGGAAGGAAGCCGCGACTTGTTGAATCAGCTTGTAGAATTGCACTTGTTTGAGCAGTTACTACATTTACATAAGTTGCCGCCAAAAAAGAATTACTTGAAACTCTAAGAGTTCCATTCACATCAAGCTTAAAACCTGCGTCTGTTTGTGTTCCTGTTGAAAGAAGTAAATTACCTGTGCCAAATAAAGTACCAATAACAGCAACAGAAGAATTGTATAATGTTAAATTAGTTGTTGCTAACGCTAAGTTATTAGCCCATATGCTGCCGCAATTTACATTTCTGCTAAACCAACCATCTCTAAATCTTGTTGCAGAAACTCCTATATCATAAGTTGCGCCTGTTTGAGCAAGTATGTTTTGTGTTGTCGTTGTTCCTGCTATTTGTAATGTTGTAGCAGGCGAAGCCGTACCAATCCCCAACCTATTGTTAGTATCATCCCAAAACAAGTTAGCGTTATCCTGCGCTATCGTTGTTCCGTTGCTGAATAGAACACTTCCGCTTGTCAAGGCAGGAAGGTTGAACTTTCCGTTGAACGTGTTCCAATCGGTTGAACTTAAAAAGCCATTCGTTGAAGTGTTCGCCTGTGTTATTGATAACGTTCTATTCGCTGACAAATCACCGCCACCGCCTAAAGGTGCTGTCGTGCTTATTGTGCGAGTTGTTGGAACTTTGCTGCTATCTAAATGCTCAAGCGCATCATCTGCGTTCGTTCCTGTTACGGTTGAATCATTTTGTACTTGAGAAGTCTTTAACTTGTTATGTTGCCATTGAAATGGCTGTGGACCTAATGGAGTAGAAACATAAATCCAAGTATCGTCAACCGCAGGAGTACCACTTTGAAAGTCTACTCCGTGAACTCGGTGAACTGTTGGATTAGGATAAGTGCCTTGCAAGTCTCCACCCGCTGCGCCACTTGGCGGAAGCGTTGTTGGAATGGTAGGCTTGTTATCTAAGTCGTCGTAGTCATTCGAGAAACCAACCGCGCTTATGCTTGTAATGTCAGCCTTCAAAACAATTTCTTCTTCAAGCGCGTCAATGGCTGCTTCGATATCTATTATCGTTTGACAATCTCCAATTGTTTCGCACGTCAAACCTACTTCGTCGCTTAACAGATACCAACCGCGCACACCTTCGTCGTTCGTTCCGTAGTAGTAGTTTGGTGAAGGTTCTGTTTCATCGTTAACCAAAGAAACATTTCCATTCTCATCGCGTGTGATACTATCGATAAACGTTAAAATTGATCCTGTGCCACCGCTTCCGCTTTCGAAGAAGTCGTTCCACTCCGCAGGAATAGAACACGCGTCCCAGTAGTAAGGAACGAGTAAATCAAGGCTAATCGTCCAACCTGTTAGCGTGTGCTGAAACTCTTCAAGAAATGGTTCTAACGAAACATTCTGCACCGTAATTAAGTCACCGAATAAAACGCGGTGGTTCGTAATTTCAGCAACCAAATCTTCTGCTATTCGTTGAAGGTCTGAAAGAACCTCGCGCTGGTATTCACTCTTTTCTTCTTTGTCGCGTGGCATATCTGCAAGGACAATCTGAAAACTGAACGTCTTCATACCTTTTGCATACGTAACGTTAGACGGCACAACGTGCATGAATGGATATTCACCAAACTTCTCAAGGTCAGAAACCTCGATTTGTCCGTGTGAGAATCTTTTCAGAATAAAGTGTCCAGACGCAAATGCGTGGAATCTATCTATGAGCGCGTTGTAGCTTTGTACGTTCGACATAATTGTAGTCTATTAGGTAAGTCATATATGTAAATATTTCCCACGCGCTTTTTTCCGTAATTGCGTCAAGTTTTGTTATGTCACGTCCACACGCTTCCATAAAAAGATGATACCAACCGTAGCGTCCTAAGACTTGGTTGAGGTTGTCTCTGTCTTCAATTGCTCCGTCAATTCCTCCGTCAACTTCTTCACCTCGTTCTCCAAATAGTCGAGCGAAGTGTTGCTTAGTTCGGTTAGCAAAGTCGAAAAAAAAAGCATCGCACCATTGAATTGTTCAAGCGTCATCTGTTCGACATACCCTTCAACTAACTCTCTATTTTGTTTGCTGTGAGGAACGATTGTGTACTTTGAACCCACGCGTTTGTCTATTGGTCGGTATAGCGTTCCCATTATCTTGACCATATTCGTTGACACGTCAGAAGCCCATGTTGAGATGTCTGCGTACTCACCCATTGAGATAGAATACAAGTCTGGAATGAAACCAAAGTCTTTGTCTTTGATCGTAATCGTTTCGAAGAACTTCGCGCTCTCATTCAACAACGTTCCTTCAAACGCTGCGAGTAAGGTCGGCAAGTGTTGGAAGGGAATCTGCTCTGCCTCTTCTTTCAGTAGGTTACTGATTGAAACCAACTTGTCTATGTCGCTTTTCGCGTTGTGATAGTCAACGTATTGCTTTACGCTTATGCTTGAATAGTCAGCAGGTATACTTACTTTTATGCTCATTTATTCGTATTTATTCGTTTAAGATCCGCAATAAAGACAACCTTCGTCGTCGTCGTCGATTGTGTTCGCTTCGTTGTGTATGCGTATTGCTTCCATCTCTATTTGTTCCTTCGTCCACTCTGGATGGAACATTGCAATCTGTGATTTGAGAAAGTTTAATTTATTGTCGTTCATTTGTTTTTTGTTTATTTCTTTCGCCTTCTTCAGTATTCCGTTCCATTCGAACTTGTCTTTCGGTGTGTTCCACAGTTCTTCGAACATCCAGTCAAGTGCGTTCATACAATTAGTTCTTCAACGTAGATTTCATGATGGCTAAGTAAAGCTCGAAAGTATTCAAACACTTCTTCGATGCCTTCTTGGTACGCGCCTTCCTGTCGCTCATTGTATTTCGTAAACTTGCGATATCCGTTCATATCGATTTCCCATAACAACATCGCCATGTCTTTTGCCTTCATCATGCGCTCGAAGTCCATACGATCGTCGCTGTCGTTAAGGTCAAATGTCAAAGTAGCTTTACTCATTCGGTAATTTGTCGAATTGATTGTTATAATTTGTCATTGATGATAATCTGAATAGGAGCGTCGTTCACACCTGCAATTTCATTTCGCTCAACGTACCCTCTTTTCTTTCCTCTTGTCTTCAAATAGAAAATTGTTGCGCTTGTGTTGGGCGCGTCTTGAATACGGATTACTTCACCGTCTGGTGTTGACACCTCGCGGTGCGCTCCCTTAATCAATTCGAACAACTGACTCTCTGCGAAGTCAACAGCAAGTTCGGACAACGATTCAACCTTTGCTTTGTAGTCTTCGTCATTACTCAACCAAAGATAGTGTGTAGTTCTATCTATGCCCACAATCTGACACGCTGAAGTCACCACACCCAAAGTACTTTCGAGTGCCTTTAGCATAGCGTTCTTTTTTAGTGTGGAGTTTTGTTGTTTGTTTTCTTCCTTGCTCATACAATGTAAATATAATAATTAGCCCAATTTACTTTTGTAGTGGTTGATAAGTTGCTCCATCTTCGAGTCGTAGTATTTCGAGAACGTCTTGAACCCGTCGTTGTCTTGTTCGAATAGTCTGAATAGAACACCACGCAGACGTTGTGAGGGTTTCTTTAACGTATCTTCAAGCTCGCTCTTAAGACTTTCAACAGCGTCCAGTTCTTCGCGTTTGAAATCTTCATCTTTGAAAGCAAGATAACCGAACTGATTAGCTATTGTAAATAGTTCTGACGCTTGCGCAGGTGAAAGTTCATTCGTTCCAAAGGTTAGTTTTAAAGTCTTGTCTTTTCGCGTACCTAC